TCAGTCTATTTTGTATGGCCAATCTTTTTATAATACGGCTGGGGCAATTGCATTTGTATGGGAAAGAAATACATTTGCTTCGGCTCTTACACAACTTAAAGTTATTATTCCACAGGTTATATCAAACAGTACCAGTTGGACGAATAAATCTAGTTCAAACACAACCAGTCAAGTTATAAATTTAACCGCAGCCTCGAGCAGCGGCGCATCAGCAACAAACTTAAATGCAGCAGTCGACATTGTAAAAGATATCGTAGCCAACGGTATTAACGCACCATCCTCAATTACTCCAGTACCACCAACTTACACAGATGGCGTTAATGCTCCGGCAAATGCCAATCGACTTACAGTTATCGCTGCTAAGACAACTATACAGGCGCAGACGATTGCGTTCCTAAATGCTGAATACAACTCAGGAACATTCAGTTACGATGCTAGATTATGTAAAAGAGATGCTGGACTAATTGTCGATGCATTGGTATTCGATCTACGCTATGGTGGATATAATCGTACAATATCTGCGGCGCTGAAGTATTTCCAAAGTGTTAGCGCATTAATCGCAATTACCACACAGTTAGAACAAACTGTGGCAGCAATGTTAAAAATTGCCAGCTTGGCAAGAAGTGTTATCCAAAATACATCAGCAGCAGTGGGCGGACCGTTCAGTGGTTACTATCAAGAAGCAGCGGCCCAAATTATTGATCAGGCCTATATCTATGAAGTAGGAACTCCGGCGATTCTCACTAACTTGATAAATGCTGTTATTGATATCATTAGCGGATCTACTACTTTAAATCTTCCAAAAGACAATAATAAACTAGACGTATTCTTGTGCAACGATGCAGTGATGATTAGAAAGGTCAGCGCACAAGGCCAAGGCGGCTTTATGATGGTGCTAGATCCGCAAGGTCAGATTCTTGCTAAATCGCCGTACTGTCAGGAATCAGCGTCCTTCATCGGATCCACTGGCCGTAAACAATTTGCAGGCGGTATGTTCGTTGATGGATTTGCAGGTAACTTAGAATTTAGAATGTCAGCAGCAGCCAGTACTACTAAGATTTCTATTACTGGTCTAGATCGATTCCCTAATTTGCCAGCTTCGGTTATTGTTACCGACAGTGTGTACAGATTAAACTATGTTAGAGATTTTGTATACGGCCCGGCCGGTACATTTAGTTATGACCAAACAGCATTTTCAACTAACATTGGTAGAATCGTTAATGCGGCATTAGACGATTTAATATTTTCAACAAACTATCGTTCAATTACTGTAGGGCTATCTTATCTACAGAGTTCTACGATACAACAACAACGAGTTCAAACAATAGCAGGTATCAACAAAGCTAAAGAATATGTGTTAGCATTGATATCCGATCCTACTGAGAAGGCAGCAATTACTGCATCGATCGCTATTGTTACAACTATTATCAATAGTAGTGCCGCAAGCAGTGCTCCGGCGCTAACATATACCAATCCTCTTAATACAGCGTCCAGCGTTATCAATGGCGCTAGAGAGTTAATTGCCAACAGAGATTTCTTGATCGATGAAGTTATTTCATATATCAATGCTAACCTAAGTCCAGAAGTTGTCGCAGGATACAATGAAGCTACTCGACGAAATTCAGTTGGAGTACTTGTTGATGCTCTGGCTTTCGACTTGTTCTACGGCGGTAACAGTGCATCTGTGGCTGCTGGCAAGTTATACTACGATGATGCTGGAGTTAGTATCCTTGGACTGCAAACTGGTCTAGTGGTATCTGCAAAAACTCGATTAAAGAATATTATCGGATTTGTTATCCAAGGTAATACCGGATGGACAAAGAATACCTCGTTAGTACAAAGTACTACACAGGGTGCTGGCTCCGCCGGGGCTGCTACAACTGTTAGTAACCTTATACAGGTTGTTATTGATATTATCAATACTGGATTGTCTGCTGCCCCGTCAGTGGTTAATCCAACTTATGTCAACGGTGCAAACTATGCATCTTACAGTACTGATAGAGCAACCATTGTTGCTGGTCTAAGTACTGTTCAAACAAACGTTATTAAATTTATAAATTCAACATATGGTGCAGGCGGAAGCTCGGCAACTATTGTATTAGACCCATCAACTCCGTATATATTTGATGTTGGTCCACAAAACTGCACAATTAGTAATGCAAGTCCGGCGGTTATCACAAAAGTAAATCATAATTTACAAGCTGGCGCTACATTAGTATTTTCATCAACCGGCACATTGCCAAGCGGACTTGTTGCAGGTCAACGATACTATGTTCTTCTTGATGGGATAGGTGCAGACTTCTTCCGAGTTACAGATACATTAGGAAGCATTACTCCGGTAGCAACTACATCGGCAGGATCAGGTACACACATTTACGATCGTATCTATGAAATCTTAATGCCCGGTAACAGATCTATGTTGTCAAACGACTTTACACAGATCGCAGACTTAGGCTATGGCGTTATTGCAACTAACGGTGGTTTAACAGAAGCAGTATCGATGTTTACATACTACTGTCAGATCAGTTACTACTCGATCAATGGTGGTCAGATTCGAAGTATTGCTGGATCATCAGCACACGGTAGATTTGCCTTGGTTGCTGAAGGCAGCGATCCATTAGAAGTTCCAACACCAACTGACCTATATTATAACCTATCACAAGCAGTTAGTTGTTATTATCCGACTGGTACTTATTCAAACTCTGTACAAGGCGTAATTATCTATATTACCAATTACAGCTATGTTCCGTTGCCTAACTCAGAACTTGAAGTTGATCACGGAAACGGTATCTTATATCGATATCCTGTAAACTCTGCATATACTGGCAGTGACTTACCTGCAGGTGTTGCTCGACTAACACTCGGTTCATCAACTGGTGCTACTGGATTATCAGGACTGTATGCATCAGTTCCAGACAATACAATTATGACTGTAAGACAGAGTCAGTCATTAATGTTGTCTGGCAATTTAGCCGGTGTAACTGTTAGACCGTCAACTGGTTTAGTGTTTACAGAATCATCAACAAACGTATATCGTGTATTACAATTTACAGATTATACAGATCCAGCAGGTCCATTTACCTGTACAATAAGCACAGCAACTCCTGCGGTTATTACTAAAGCCAATCACGGTCTACTGGTAAATTATCCAGTGGTATTTTCAACAACCGGTGCATTGCCTACAGGACTTACAGCCGGTCAAACATATTACGTTCTAGGAACCAACCTAACACAAAATACATTTACCGTATCAACATTGAAAGGTGGTGGCGCCGTTGCTACATCTGCTAACGGATCTGGAGTACACAAATACACTCCACAGGGTATCACAACTACCCTATTGAGAGAGAACTACAGCTATATCTATCTAACAGTATATCAACCTAACGATTACTCTGCGATAGCAACTACTGCTACTGCCACTGCGACAACAACTGCATCAATGACTGGTTCAAGTATCAGTGGCACTACACTAACCGTAGGCACACTAGCATCCGGCACAATCGTATCAGGTATGGTATTAACTGGTGGAAGTATTGTCGCCGGAACATATATTGTTTCTAATATTCCAGGTGTTATAACTGGTACAACGACTTATATTTCATTAACTGGTACTAGCGTTACCGCTGCCGCAACATACACCGCAGTATCACAATTATCAACTAGTGGCTCGGGTACCGGTGCAACATTCACTATTGTTAAAACTGGTTCTGGAACATCTTATAACGGTGTCACAACTGTTACCGTAGTAAATGGTGGCACCGGATATACTGTTGGCGATACTATTACGATCAGTGGTGCAGTACTAGGCGGAGTTGTAACGACCAACAACTTCACATTTACACTAGCGACTAGCGTAAACAGTACAACATACTGGACTGTGAGTGCAAGTCAAACACAGACATCAACTACTATCACAGGTACAAGTAATCAATTTACAGTAGGTACTTCAACCGGATCTGTGGTCAACCAACCAATTAAGTTTGGTATTAGCACACAGGCTTCTGTTTCGGATGGGACAACAGCATATATTACCGTGGGTACTACTGACGGAATGATCCTCAATATGCCTTTAGTATTCACAGTTAACAGTGGATCGGCATTCGGCGGATTGGTTAGTGGAACAACTTATTATGTTAAATCAATTATCAGTGGAACACAACTCACACTGAGTGCATCATCGGGTGGTACCACACTGTCAGTAACTTCAGGATCGGGCTCAATGAATGTTGTTACTGGTGGAACTATTCCAGGTGGAGTATCTGCTGGCACCCAATATTATATTTCTGCAATCCCTAGTTCGACTACTGTATCGATTAGCCCATATCAGCGTGTTGATTCAACAACTACAGCAACCACAGTAACCTCGGCAACATTGCCAGGTTGTACAATCGTTGGCACAACACTTACAGTTGGTAGTGGGGTAACTGGTACTATCACAGCAGGTATGCTATTATCTGGTGGTACTGTTACTGCCGGTACATATATTATTTCTAATATCAGTGGGGTCAGTGATGGCAGTACTTGGTTGATCAGCACAAGCCAAACAGTGTCATCACCGACAAGCATTACTGCTACAGGCTATAATGTTAACATTGGTAGCACTACTGGAATACAAAGAGGTCAACCGATTGCAATTACAGGTACTACGTTTGGCAACATTGTAAGTGGAACTGAATACTACATCGCTGCTATTTCGTCATCATCAACTGTGGTCTTAAGTTCAACCGCAGCAATGACTGCCGTGTTTGTTGTTACCGCAGCGACCGGCACTGCATCAACAGTTGCTAAATTTAAGCAGTATGCAGTTTCAACAACTTCAGGATCTATATCAACTGTTATCAGCGGCGGAATTACTGCGACTGTAACTGCTAATAGTGGTACTGGAGTATTCACTACTCCCTACGCACACGGATTTGTAGCAGGTGATGTTATTAAAGTTAGTTCGTCAGGAACACTGGCAACTGGCCTAGTTACCAATGCACATTACTTTGTTCTAGCTGCTGGATTAACTACAACATCATTTACTCTATCACTATCTCCAGGTGGTACTGCTATATTGACATCAGGTACTCCTACCGGAACAATGTATGTTGGAAAAGTACAAGGACGTGCTGGTGATAACTATGTTGCCGTAGTTGCACTAGGGCCATACGATAGAGCGAGAGCAGTTGGATCAGTATTCAACTTCAAAGGTGTTGATTATATTATCACTCGTTACGATCCAGAAACTGTAACTAACACAGCGTTCGGTCGTGTCTATGTCGAAAGAATCAATCTCACAACTGGCGTACAAACCGCTACAGGTTTTGCAGACAGCGTGGTTTCATATGTGTCAGCAGTAACACTAAAAGCTTCTGTGCGCAGAGGCAGTTCAAATGCCAACGGTACACTAACAATTCGTATTGCGTTGACTCGTGTTACAGGACACGACTTACTAGATATCGGTACTGGATCATATGCAGATACAAACTATCCAAACGAAATCTACGGGCCAGCTGTTAATGCTCGTAACCCCGCAGGTGAAACTGTTGAACGATCAGTGGGTCGTGTGTTCTATGTAACCACTGACCAATACGGTAACTTTAGAGTAGGCCCGTACTTCAGCGTTGACCAAGGTACTGGTAAGGTATCGTTCTCTGCAGCGATTGCGTTGAGTAACTTGGACGGTCTAGGATTTAAACGTGGTGTTCCGATCAGTGAATTCTCAACAGACTCATCATTTGCTAACAATGCAACTGACACAGTACCGACACAGAATGCTACACGTATCTACATTGAACGTAGACTAGGCCTAACACACTCTGGTGCTGCTGTTGATCCTGGACAATTAATTCCAATCAACACTGGTGGTTTCTTAGCATTGAACGGTTCCTTGAAGATGAAGGGCAATGCAGACTTTAATAATAATAAGATTATTAATTTAACAAACCCAACAGATCCTCAAGATGCAGTTAACCTAAGAAGTTTAACACTGGCCAACATTACTGGATTTACATTTACTAGTCCGTCAAACAGTCAAATTGCCACATTCAATAGTAGTGGCTTTGTGGTTAACTCATCGATGGCCGGTGATGCTACTGTGGTATTAAGTGGGAATACTCTAACACTTACAATATCAGCAGGTGCCATTGTAAACAGTAAGGTCAGTGCTTCAGCTGCTATTGACCAAAGTAAATTGGCAATGACCGCTGCAGGTACGAGAACAAATGCCACAGGTATTACACAGGCAGAAAGAGGACTTGCAAGTTTTGATGATACTCAATTTACAGTAACCAATGGCTGGGTAACTATCAAGGACAACGGCTTAACACTACCTAAGATTGCACAAATTTCAGCATACAGTGTCTTAGGCAATAATACCAATAGTACAGCGAATATAACTGCTGTTGGATATTCGTCGGTAGTTGATACTGGCGGTGGTATTAAAAAATCGCAATATGGATCAACTGGTTTCTTAAGAAGAACCAACTCATCAGTCAGTGGTGGAACACTCGATACCGATTATTCAATTGTTGAAATGTCGGCAAATGCAGACGCCAGCAAATTAGTTGTTCGTGACAGTAACGGTGATTTTGCTGCTAGAGTCATTAGCGTTGATCAAATTAAAGTTGACACTAACTTAGCTATTGATACTTCTACTGCGGCTAGTGGTGGATATGTTAGATTCTACGGTTGGAACACAGTCGGTGGTGTGTTAATACAATCCGGATCAACAGCCGGTGATAACAAAACATTGTACTGGAATGATACTCATCAATTCAAGTCCAAAGATGGTGCAACTGATGCACCAATTACAGCATCTTCGATACAGGTAACTGCGATCACAACAGGCGGTAATACTGCGACCGGTACGATTACCGGACGATGGACATTGACTGGGACTTCACCGAGCGAATCAAGATTACAATCAACATACTCCGCTGACTTGGCCGAGTACTATGAAGGTGATAAAGAATATGAAGTTGGAACGGTATTAGTGTTTGGTGGGGATAAAGAAGTTACAGTCGACGGTAAACTTGGCAGTACAAGAGTTGCAGGTGTTGTTTCTAATACAGCAGCCTTTGTGATGTATGATGCTTGTCCAGGACTTAAGAACTTAGTAGCCTTGCAAGGTCGTGTACCAGTTAAGGTTGTTGGTAAAATACAAAAAGGAGATCTGCTAGTGACATCTAAAATTCCAGGTGTTGCTGTATCAGCTGGCGAAGATGCTAAGACCGGTACAGTAATCGGTAAAGCATTAGAAACATATGATTCGGATCATATAGGTACAATTGAAGTAGCGGTAGGGAGATCATAATGGCATACAATCAAAATATCAAACTAGGGCCTGCTCCGCTACTATGGAGCAATCTTAATGAGGCGTTTACACTAATTAATCAGAACTTCGATCTCATTGCAGCAAATATTGGCGGATCAGCTGTTGATTTTTCTAGTTTAAATTCCAATGTTACGCCAAATACCACAAACAGTTTTACTCTCGGAACTGATCTTAAACAATGGAAATCCCTACGTCTAGCCGATGCTTCGGCTGTACCAGGTTCAGAATCTAATGGACTTTGGTTAGGTGCTGCGCAGATTAAGAGCTCAAGTGGTGTTGTAGATCTACCTGCAGGTACTACAGTTGCAGGTGCTCAGATTTTCGACACCAACAGAACTGCTTTTAAAACAATTTCAGTTAGCGGCCAATCAGATGTAGTTGCAGATAGTTATACAGATACACTAACATTAGCAGCTGGGTCTGCTATGACAGTGACTACCAATGCAGCCACAGATACTATTACATTTACCAACGCTGGCGTAACAAGTCTAACAGGTAGTGCTGCTATCAGTGTATCAAATTCAACTGGTGCTATTACCCTTACTAACACCGGTGTTACAAGAATTACAGCTGGTGCTGGTATGACAATTGATCAGAACACCGGGAATGTCACAATCACTAATAGTGGTATCCGAGGTATTTCTGTTGTTACTGGTCTTAGTTTATCAATTGATGCTAACACACGTATTGCAACATTAAACAATACGTCTCCAGCATCGGCACTGTTTACATTTAGAAACTTATCTGTACCGGGAGCAAGTTTAATTACCGCTTCGAGTAGTACTGACACATTGACAATGATCAAGGGATATGGTATCGGTATTACCACTGTGCCATTAACCAAGACAATGACTATCAGCGTAGATCCGAAGATTGATATTACAGGTTCGGTATTTGCTGATAACTCCTCATTGCTGGTCGACGGAACTGGCGCAAGAATTGTAGGTGATGTTTATACGTCTGTATTGAGAACCAGTGAAACAAAAATAACACTTGGATATAGTGCGGGTGCTACATCACAAGGCAACGCTACTGTTGCAATTGGTGCGTTTGCCGGACAAACTACACAAGGTGCTAATGCAGTAGCTGTCGGATTTAATGCCGGACAAACTACACAAGGTGCTAATGCAGTAGCTATCGGTCAGACTGCTGGATACAATGGTCAAGGTCTCGATGCAGTAGCTGTCGGAATAGGGGCTGGATATACTGGTCAAGGTGCGCAGGCCATTGCAATCGGTAAGTTAGCAGGTCAAACCAATCAACACGCAAACTCAATAATTCTAAATGCTAGTGGTAGTGCATTACAAAGCGATGGTACAAGTAGATTCTATGTAAACCCTGTGCGCAGTGGTGCCAATACCGGAAACATCCTACAGTACAACACATCAACAAAAGAAATTTCATATGGCTCAACAGTTACAGCATCCTTAGTCGGTAACGTTACAGGTAACGTTACAGGTGACCTAAAAGGTACAGTAGCTGCCGACGATTCAACAATATTGGTAGATGCAGTTGCAGGTAAAGTCGTTGGGCCTGTCGACACAACCACAATTAATGCCACTGGCGCAACACAGCTCTATGCTGTTAAGAAAACTTACGCAGCGATCGCTGGTGCAACAGGTACAGTTATACACGACATCAACAACGGTGATATATTTGTACACACTGGTCTACAAGGTAACTTCAACGTTGACCTGTACAACCTGAATCTAGCCAACGGTCAGTTTATGGAAATCAAAATGATTCTAGTACAAGGTGCAACAGCTCGTGTTCCAAACGCTATTTTGATTAACGGTAGTAACACTGGCATTACATTAAACTGGGAAAATAACGTTGTTATTACCGGTAACGTAAACAAGAAAGACCTAGTGACTTTTAGCCTATACCGAAACGGATCTAGTTACAGTGTATTTGGTATGCTGAGAACATTCGGATAATAGGGTAAATATTAAAAGAGAGCGTAGACAATGACCATACAAACAATAAACATAGGTAATGTAGTTAACGACGGACTAGGTGATGACCTACGAACCGCATTCCAAAAAGTAAACGCAAACTTTGCAGGGCTATCCGCAGAACTAACAATTACCGGTCGAAATCTTGGAGCCAGTGGGGCTACTGTGTTTAAACAGAAGCTAGGTACATCATTAGAATTTAGAAATCTAGTTGCTGGTGACAAGATGCAGTTTAACGAAACTAGTGATTCTATCATTGTTAATAGCACGGCTCCCGACTCGTTTACACGTATCGATACCAATGCTGGATTTGTAACTGCCAATCCTAGTAATGCAGGACATATTACTATACAAGGTGGAAGAGATGTTGATGTAACCACTTTGGGTAACACGATCACAGTCAATACCATTTTACCAGTTACAAAAATTTTAACCACATTTGACTTTGGCCCGATAGGCAGAAACTTTGCAACGTCCACACAACTTGCTCTAGCATTTGCCAACATAGATTTTGGAACTATAACTACCCCGAGCCTGATAAATGTTGACAGTGGCTTGTTAACAATCTAAGGAATTAACCGATGGCATTAGCTTGGTCAACAGCCGCAGGAAGCCTAGGAATTATAACTGAACGTATTACAGTTGATATTCCATTAACAGTTACCACGACAACTTCACATCCAATAGTATATACAGTAATCTCAGGTAATTTACCTAGAGGATTAAGACTGTACAATAATAGAATTGTAGGAAGTCCAGTTGAAGTTATTAGATTTACAACCAGTAGATTTGTTGTAAGAGCGACAGATACAGTTGATGTTGAAGATCGAACATTTAGTCTATCTGTAGATGGCTCAGATGTTCCGCAGTGGCTTACGCAAGATGGGTTCCTCAATGTGGGCCCACAAGAAGCATATTATGTGTTAGACAATGCCTATGTAGATTTTCAACTAGAAGTCTATGATCCAGATGTTATCGCTGGAGATATATTAAGCTTCTATCTCATACCTACCGGTGGACAACTACCGCCAGGCCTTTCACTAACCAAAGACGGTAGAATTTTTGGATTCACTGATCCTATATTTTCTGTAGAATATAATTATTTTACATCCGGCTCGTACGACACATTCCCATACGATAATATTCCGTTAGATTTCGTCGACGCAAAAAGCAACGGCTACGATTCTTTCTTCTACGATGATACTACCTATGATTACAGTTTAGTCAGCCGTGTTCCTCGACATCTAAGTCGAATCTATACATTTGCCGTAGCAGTCACCGACGGTGCTAACACTGTTAATAGAGCATTTAAAATCTATGTCGTAACAGAAGAATTCTTAAAATCAGATAACAGTCTACTACAGGTAGATACCAATTTATTCCAAGCAGACGCTGACAGTCGAAGAATACCATTATGGATTACCGAAAGTTATCTAGGTAGATACAGAGCCAATAACTATCTAACAGTCTTCTTAGAAGTATATCACCCAACATCACTCAACGGGTATTTAAGCTATTTCTTAGTGCAGGTATCAAAGACCTGGCAACCAATAACTAGTTATGCAGTTGATGATGTAGTTCATTATGTGTATACCGTTGACGGATTGCCCCGGGATGGCGGAAATTGGATCTGTATTGCTAATCACACATCGATCACTGGAATCACTCCAGACGTCGATCCTACTCATTGGTCTGAATACGGACTGCCGCCAGGAATGACACTAGATCAACTTACCGGCGAGGTCGCTGGACGGATTCCTTATCAAACTCGTATTAGTAAGACCTATACCTTTAGAATACAGGCTGTGAATTTTGATGTCACAGAACTTTCTTCTAACTATAATCTTAGAGGAGAGTGGAGTTCAATAACTATATACTATCCGAACGATGCTGTTCGTTATGACGGATTCGTCTACATCTGTCTAGTTACCAATAAGAATGTTAGCCCACTTGAAATATTGTACTGGAAAAGCAGCATTTCAGAAACAACAAAAACATTTACCATTGATCTAATTGGTGAGATTGAAAGTGGTATCTCTTGGAATACTGACAGCGATCTAGGATCTATTAAACCTAATCAGCCTAGCACTGTCAGTGTTAGTGCCACTAGTTTACTGTATGGCGGCAGAGTAGCCTACGAACTTGTAAGGGGATCATTACCACCAGGCTTAGGATTCTTGCCTTCTAATGGGATTATCGAAGGTAAAGTAAAACAATTTGCAGATGCAGATGGTCCAGGTCTTACTAGATTATTCGACGGCGCTGGCGCTCCACCTCCACCCCCAAATGCCGATGGTAGAGATCATAACCCATTGCGACCTTTGGTTAATTCTGTTGCACAACCATTTGGAAGATATGGAACCGCAAGATATCTAGACG